CTTTTTCTAGTCTGTGCTGGTTTGTTACGCACAGTCTTAGCCATAGCGGTAGGAGGAGGGGGTGCTGCTGGCGGTGGAACTGGGTCAGGTATTTTAGGGGATGACATACACATATCTATTCTTTCGTTAGGATGTTTTCGTTTTGGATATTAAATTGGTGAGTTAGGAAATTGATAACTGAGCGTTGACCATTATGAAAGTCCATGTCTCTTAATGATGTACTCGTATCAAAGTCTTTTGAAGGAAAGTTTTCACCTAAAGTTTTTAGTAATGTAGGGCTAACAGGGGGGAATGGGTTGTCCATAATTAACTCTTAATTTGTTTCGATACTTCACATTCCCTCTTCCTTATGTCATCCAACGACTTAGGTAACTTACCTTCTTGTATCCATTGCTCAGTCTGTATTAGACACATAGCGTTCCAAATAATAGCACCCCCATGGTCTTCGCTTTCATCACCTTCTATGAATTGCCATAGGTGGCGATAGAGACTATCTACATATCTACTAAGGGGAATACCCTTCTGCCAATTATCACGACCATACTTTGTAGCACCATCTTCAAATCGTTTTGATGCAGCTCGAAGGGCAGCAATAGGTAACAATGAAGGCATACCTTTACCTTCCATCGCATCTCTAACTGCACCTGTGTCAAATAATGAGCGTTGCCCACTATCAGGTAATGTTGATTTTACGGAGTCCATAATTTTATCTCTTGTGTTTCTAGGTTAAAGTCTTTGCTTTGTAGGATGTATGCAAGTCGAGCAGTGAGTAGAGCATCTTCTTCTGTGAGGTCGTGCTTCTTATACTCATTAACAACTGTCTTCCAAGTAGCACCATTCTTATCTAGTATCTTCTCGGCAGTCTTAACACCTACGCCTTTGAGACCTTTGTATCCATCAATAGCGTCACCTGTAAGTGTTTGAATGAGGTGAAAGCGTTTAGCTTTTTGAATACCAGTAGTAGTTAGTTCATCCTTAAGATGATTGTACCAGGTGATGGGGAGTGTACCGAAGTCTTTATCACCACTAACTGCTATGGTTTCCTTGGGGTGTCTTGTGCAAAAGATACCAATAGCATCGTCAGCTTCTATGTTATCTATAATCATACCATTGTGGTAGTCATACATATAATCACTTAAGTCACTGATACCCAAGGGCTTACGCTTACCTGAACGATTAGCTTTGTAACCCTCGAATAAATCTTTACGAAAGTTTTTCTTACCACTGATACAAGTGATATACTCTTTAGCTTTTAGTTTATCTAATATCTCACTGACTAATAAATCTATCTTAGCCCTAGCTTCTGCTTCCGATGAATGGAGTGTCCATATATTGTCATCCCATTTAGTTTCCACCTCTGATGAAAACGCTGCACGATATATAATCATATCGCCATCTATAATAATTGTTTTGTTACTCATATGTCTTTTTTAAATGTTTCTAGCTTGTGTATTAGTTTAAGTAATTGAACACGCTCTAGGTCTAATCGACTGAGAGTTTGTTTGAACTCATCAATCTTAACTTCTAAACCTAGTACGATAGCTTCTTTAACTAAGTGTTCCTTTGCCATTAGTGTGTCTCCTTCCAGTTGTTGCCAACTTTGTATTCACCATCAAGAGGACACTTGAAGTACAAGTCTTCTCCTGCTTGTCTGATTGCTTTGACGAATAACTCACCAAGCAACTCGGAGTCTTCTGCGGCACAACTAAACTGAACCTCATCATGCACATTAGCGTGAAGGGTATAGTTCTTAGTGGCACTGAATACAAAATTAACAAGAGCTTGTTTCATTATGACTGCTCCTGCTGATTGTAATAATAAGTTAAGTGCTGAGTGTGGAGAGCGACATGGCAACATTCTACCATCGAGTCCTCGAAGAGAACCTGTAGATGTAACCTTTGCTTCTACTGCACTGACTAACTTACTGTATGCTGGTAGGTTCTTCTTGAAGTTAGCTTTAAGACGCTTACCATCTTGGGCTTTACCACCAACGATAGAACCAATCTTTGCATCACCAGCACCATAGAGTGTGGCATATATAAAGGTCTTGGCTTGGTCTCTTGTTTCTAATCCTGCTGCTTTTTGGTTGGCAGTATGGATGTCTCCTTCAAGTATAGTAGTTGCGTAACTACCTGAGTCCCAAGGATATAGGTAATGTGCAAGACATCTTAGTTCTAATCCACTCGCATCACATCCTACTAATACTTTACCCTTTGGTGCAGTAAAGAGTTCTCTACACTCACCACCATAGGGACTACGAACAGAGGGAACTTGTGCAACATTAGGTGATTGATGAGTGCATCGACCACTGATAGCACCATTGGTATTAACACCACCATGTATCCGTTCATCCTTCACTAACTTAATCCAAGCTTGGTTACCTTCTAGTAATTGTCCAAGTCGTTTAGAGATAGTTAAGAATTGTAATAGCTTTAGAGATTCCTCTGTATTAATTTCTTTTAGGACACCCTCATTGATTGCAGGTCGCTTGCCCTCATAAGACCCAGGCTTCCATCCTCTCTCCATAAGTCTTGTGCTGATTTGGTCACGACTATTAGGATTGAAGGGAATAGATTTAGTTTTTCGTTCTCCTTTGAAACACTCGTTAGGTTTGTACCCTACCTCTATCATCGCTTTCTTTGTAGGGAAGGGGTCACCATTTCTATTCTGCCATTGAAAGCTTTTAGTTTCTTCAACGATAGGAGGGAATACTTTTTGTAAATCTGTTTCTATATCACAACGCTCAAGCATTAAGGTCTCCATGAGTTGCGTAGCTTTCTTAGTATCAAACGGAAACCCATTGTATTCTTGCTTACGCATTTGGATAGCGAACTGATGTTCAAGTGCTACCATTTGCTCTGCTGGTTTCTTACTCATTAACCAATTATACAACGCATTGGTTACACGAACATCTTGTTCACAATAGTTTTGCATCTCTTGTGACCACTGTGACCAATCAGTTGATTCACCATAGTCACCCTTCAATACATTGATACGAGTACCCCAAGCTTTCAATGAGTGTGAACCCCACAAGGTCTTATCAAAGTCTACTCGTTTGAAGTCATCGTTGCGAACATCAGGGGCAATACACCTAGCTAGTATCAAAGTATCTACTAGGTTGTGATGTCTGAAGTCGTATAATTTATTAAGGGCAGGGACATCAAACCCAATGATGTTGTGTCCTACGATTGTGTCAGCTTCAGCTAACTTATCTAATCCATATCCGATGTCATCGTTGAGTGAGTTGTAACTTGTCATCTCCCCATTAGACGCATCCAATATAGATAAACAATGGACAGTCTCTAAATCACTTAGAGTTGCCCACTGTGTAATTCCGTTTGTTTCAATATCGAATATTAGTGTGTTCATAAATTCTCTTGGCTATACATTATTTCAAACCCATTCCCTCCTTGCAGACTAACCACATTGTAATCAATCCATTCTATGGCTTCCTCGATTGTCATGCCTTGTTGAACAAAACACTCAATCATTCTATCGTAATCATAAACATAATATCCCTTACTGGTTACACCGAGGACTGCGTAGTCTAACCCATCAAGTTGTATGGCATCTTCTGCACATGATTCTTGGTATATTTCTAAATTAGGATTCTCCATCTTTTAATTCGGTTAATCTTTCTAGTGGCAGTAAGATTCCTTTACTTGAGTTCTTATCCCCACCTCGTTTATCCATTGTGCTGCCTTTCATCGGTTCAATCATTTCTTTAAGCTTTTGTGTTTGAATAAAGATGAATAGATTGTCGAAAACAAAGCACCAATAGTCCGCTTCAGAGCGTGAGATGCCTGAGGGTTTACCCCTGGATTCATACTCAATATATAAGTTGCCAGTAGTTTTCGCTTTAAGGTCTCGTTTGACCTCAACCTTTTTTCCTTGTAAAAGTTCAGCGACTTGCTTCTCAGCAACTTGCCCAACCTTGAGGTCGTATTTGAAGTTTGAACAGTATTCCATATATTAAAAATAATTTTCACTTGTATCTCCCTCTGTTAATTTTTCTTCAATAAGTCTACCTGTGTCTGCTTGCCATCTAAGATTACAAGCCACACCTGTATCACCACTGAATCTATTTTTGAGAACTCTTACTGATGTAAGGTGTTTACTCTCAACATCTTGTTGGTTTCGCTCCAAACCAATAACCATATCACTGAGTTGTGCTATGCCAGCAGACCCACGAAGTTGGGCTACAGATGTTGTTGCTCCGTCTTCGTGTCCTCTACCTTCAGGTCGTTTGAGGTGACTGACAAGTATCACACCTATCTTACACTCCTCGACTAAGGCACGAAGTTTAGTCATTAGGTTGTCTATCATTCTACGCTCATCACCTTCAGAGCTACCTGAGATAACGATTGAGATGTGGTCGAGTACGATGTACTCAACATCTAATGACTTCGCCATGTATCTTATGTGACCAACAAGCTTGTCTCCTTCGAGAGAACCCCAATGGTCATATAAGAAAAATTTACCATTACCCACAGTGGCTTCGTATGCTGCTTTGTATTCCTCGTTAGCATCGAAGTTATCTAGGTGTAATAGTTTGTTAAGATGTAAACCGATAATACCATTACCAGTTCTTTCAACACTTTCTTCAAGTGCTATGTATCCCATCTTCTTATCAGTGGTGGTAAGAATATTGTATGCTACTTCTTTACATATCTGAGACTTACCGATACCACTACCTGCACAGAAAGTTATTATCTCTCCTGTACGAATACCTCTTGTTACTTTGTTTAATCCCTCGAATGGATAAGGAATAGATTCAAAGTTCTTAGGGGATGTAAGTCTTTCATATAACTCATCACCACCTACGATTGCATCTAGTCCCCATACCTTTGCGTTCCATATTGCTTTTAGGATTTCTTTAGGTTGGTCAGCTAACAGTAGTTCGTTAGCATCCTTCATTGGTAGGTTTGCTATCTTACATTTACCTGCTGGTATGATGTGGGCTACATCCTCCATGCCTTGCTTACCTGCCTCATCGGAGTCAAACATAAGCACAATCTCTTCAAACTTATTCAACCATTCTAGTTGCCGCTTGAATAATGACTTTGCACTTTGGACTCCTGAACTTAAAGAGACCACTTCCCAAGTGTTATTCTGAACCTGACTTACAGTAAGACAATCTATTTCTCCTTCGGTAATGACAAGGCGTTTACCACCATTGGGGAAGAGGTGTTGACCGAAGAAGTGAGTAGGAGAACCATTGCACTTGAATGTTTTATCAGCGTACCGATATTTTTGGGCAACAAGTTTCTTGTTTAAGTCATAATAGTTGGCTACATGAACTGCCTGGTTATTGACTTCTCCTATTCTATAGTTGTATTTCTTGCAGGTTTCTTCGTGAATACCTCTCTTGGGAAGTGGTAATACTTTTCCTACTACGAAATTATTATCTACCTGTTCAACTTTATTATCGTTGGTGGTAGTCCAATCACCACAAGCATAACATTTAGTTGTGCCATTGGTGTTGAGTGTGAGTGCGTCACTGCTGCCACAATCAGGGCAGGGTTGGTGTATTTTAAGTGGGGTTAATTCAGCCATGTGTGTGGTATCTCTCGGTGACACCATGGAAACCCATTAGTGTCACACCATTTTGCATATGTTGTTTTTGATTTTTTGCTAAGTGTGTTAAAAGCGTTTTGAAATACAAACCTAATGTCAACATCAGGATGACATTGTTTAACCAACTTGTGTTTTGTTCTATCGCTTGGGGTAAAGTATCCTTTAACTTCAAGTATAACTCCATTGGGTAAAATAAAATCAGGTTTGTAATGACAACTTCTAAAGTATTCCAATCGTAGGCTCTCGTAGGAGAAAGCAACATTTACACTTTTCAATGCTTCTGCTACTTTCCCCTCGAAAGCTGAACGATAAGGGGAATTAGAAGGGTGCTGCTTCCGATGACGCATTGGTCTCCGTAAATGTTTCGTTGAAGGACTCTCCTTTGAATCCGCCTTCACTCTTACCGAAGCCATAGTTCTCAGAAGAACCTCCTCCGTACTCAACCAATTCAATTACTTGAACTGCTTTCAAACGAAGTGAGTATCCAAACCCTTGACTTGCGATGTACCAAAAGTTTGGTTCAACCGCTAGTTTAAGTTCAGAACCACTACCTACTTTAGGGGTAGCGATTTTGTTTCCTTGACTATCGAAGCAAGCAACAGTGAACTCGATGAGTCCTTTTGTTTTTGTTTGCTTTTGTGCCACTTGCTTTGCGTAGATTTCGTAGTCACCATCAGGAGTAAT